TGGATGCGTTTCCAAATAGTCAAGTAGTAGCAACTACCCCGTCATTCCAACCAGCACAAGGCGGTCAAGTTCGTATCAAAGGTACGCAACATGGACCAATTCCTGCATGGCTGAATGGTGAATGTGCAAAGAAAGGTGTTACCGAAGTTTGGGACAACCGTGATGGTCTAGCAGTCAATGCTAAACGTCCTTGGTTCAAGTCCACAACAGGTACCGAAGCGTTCTGGGAACCGAAAGCCAGACGGTAATTCATGACAACGCCCGATTATGAAGGGCGTTGGGCTAAGTTGGGGCGGGGAGAAATAATCTCCCCGCCTAACTTGTCTACGCAAACATTTGCATATTATAGTCCGTTAGCAAAAGCCGCAGATGATTATGTTCATTGGGCGCAAAGCCCAAACGAACGAATCTATCTAGGGTTTGAAGAAATAGACGCAGAAATGCGTGGCATAGCACCATCAGAAATGTGTTTAATAAACGGCTACACTCATAGTGGAAAAACTTTAGCATTACTACAAATTCTGCTTGCCAACCATGACAAACGTGTAATCTACTTTTGTCCTGACGAACCACGCACACTAACATTAATTAAGTTGGCTTGTGTCACACATGGTATAGACGCAAACATATTAGAACAACGTATCGCATCCAACGATATGGAATCCATAAACCTGTTACGCAACACAGCCTTACAACACTTTCCAAACCTAGCAGTGTTTGACCAAACAGTTTCACTCATAGATATGGAACGTGCATTAGCAGAAATTGTGGACGTTATAGGCGACCCACAACTAATCGTAGTAGACTATTTGGATTTGATTACAGGCGGTGGAGAAGATGTTCCATCTAAAGCAAACTCAGTTAAAGCGTTTGGTAAACGCCATAATATACCGTTAATTGTATTACATCAATCCAGCCGTACCGCAGGTGCAGTTGGCAAACAAATGACTATCAGTTCAGGTGCTTATGGTGGCGAACAACAAGCAACACACATAGTTGGTGTACGCCGTAAACGATTTGAAATAGAAGGACACATCCGTGACCTACAAGAAAAATTAGATAAAGCAACCAACACGGAACGCATTATGTCCAAGATAGAAGAATTGCAATACGATTTACGTATCCACATGGATACATTAACGTTAAACCTAGTTAAATGTAAACGTCCAGCAGGACACCTGCTAGACGATATGGATTATCTAATTGAATCAGGTACGGGTAGATTAAAACGGTTGGAGAACGGTGTGCTACCATACCGAATGGATGAAAGCAGTCCGTATAGTGAAACAACCATAGAACCAACGTCTACTTTCGCAGACGTTCTAGCAGATTGGTAGGGGGGATATGATAACTGAGCAAACAATTACAGAATATATAACGTTGTTTCGTGGACGTGGTGACGTTTACGGCAGTGACAGCGGGGGCTGTGTCAAAGCACCACTAACACGGGAACGCTTCATAGCACACCTAGTCGGTACAGAACTTATTGGTGTATATCCTATAGTTCCCATAGGTTCCGTACCCACAGTTGTGTGGGGCTGTTCAGACTTTGACTTGGGTGACGCAGAATCGTTTGACAGTGCCATAAAGTTACATGACTCGCTGCTTGCAGCAGGTGTAACTTCATGGGTGGAACGGTCACGGTCCAAAGGTTACCATGTGTGGGTGTTCGCAGAACAGCCAGTACCAGCAGAAGATATGCGTAACATGTTATTGGCTGCACATCAAGTTGCAAACCTACCAGCCAAAGAAGTAAACCCAAAACAAATAGAACTAAAAACTAATCAATACGGCAACTATGTTCGCATACCATACCCCAACAGTGCCGACCTAGATGTGGTCAATCAACGTGTTATCGGAACCGATAACACAGTCATACCGTTAGCCGAGTTCACCAGAACCGCCATGTCCACCAGAACCCCCACCGCCACCATCAAACACTTAGCAAATCATTATAAACCACCCACACCCAAAAATGTTCCAGCCCCCATAGAATATGATGCAACCCTAGATGAAGCCATGCAAGTTCTGTCTCCGCTAGGTAAAGTTATATGGCGTGACGGTCCTTTGCCCAGCAAAGACCGTTCATCTACGTTGGCTAAACTTGGTTACGAGTGTGCTAAAACAGGTTTGAATCCATCTCAAACAAAAATTATTCTTAAGACCGCTGACAAGCGGTGGGGCAAATACCATTTGCGCACCAACGGCGACATGGAACTAGACAAACTAGTTATACGGGTACACTCATGACAACAATTCTAGCCATACAAGGGGACGATTTCTGTGCCATAGGTTCAGATTCACAATGGGGTGACGACTATGGGCGTGTAGGGAAAATGACTCAACCCAAAGTTGTTGCTGTTGGCAAATACTTTATAGGTTTAGCAGGCGACACACGGGGCGCAAACATAATACAACACATCTTTATAGCACCCCCGCTGCCAAAACTATCGGGCAACAAACTAACAAAGTTTATGGTCACACAATTTATACCAGCATACCGTGAATGTTTGGAACATAACGGTTTGGGTTTACCACAGTACGAATCCAACCCAGCCGAAGCATCAGTGGAAGCATTAGTGTGTGCAAACGGTGTTGTATATCAGATTGATTCCGATTATAGCACGGAAATGGATGTCAATGGTTTGTATGCTATTGGTTCTGGCGCACATTATGGTTTAGGTGCTATGCAAATGCACGTCGGCAACCGCAAGGTTGCCAGCACTGTAGCGAAACGTTTATTGTTAAAGTCGTTGTCTATTAGCGCAAAATTTGATGGCGGTTCAGGTGCGCCGTTTCACACCTTTATACAAACAAGGAAAACATGAAACATAGCCAAGTTATTAAAATGAAACCTATACCAAAGGGACGTCCACGTATGACACGTTATGGGCGTGTTTACACGCCTGCAACAACTATACAGGCTGAAGAAATTATACGTACAGCATGGACAGGTAAACTAATGGAAGGCGACCTGACGTTGGTGTGTACGTTCACCAAAGAAGGTATTGCCGTAACAGTACAGTCAGCCGCAGAACACCTTACGTCAAAAACTAAATTGCGTGGCGACCTAGATAACTACATAAAATTATTAATGGATGGGTTAAACGGTGTAGCATGGAAAGATGACAAACAAGTTGTAATGATTGTGGGGTCAAAAGAATGAACAAAAAATCTGACTACGACATTGGGGCTATGCCCCACGACTGGCAAACTGACTTAAACTTTGGTCATAAAGGTGAAAAACTTGTTACAGAATTTTTAACAAAAATAGGTTCAGGTTCATTTGAAGTAAAAACTGACCGCTACAGAAATGGTCGCATGGTTGTTGAAATGATACAAAATCCACGCAGACGCATGGACGACAACAATCAGCCAGTATGGCAACCATCAGGTTTGGCTGTGACAAAAGCAGAATGGTGGTGCTACATATATGCTTTAGATGGTGCGTTTGTTATGGTGTCTGTGCCACGTATGAAACGGTACCTGAAAGCAAACAAAGCACGTTTCAACCCTGAACTGTACCACAAGTTTGCTTTTCGTAGTGGTAATCCATCTATGGGATATTTGTTACAGCCCGAAGATGTTATGGACATGATGATAAACGAAAAGTATGATTCCAAATAATATACCATCTAAACAGAGATATTATCGTTCAGATGAAATTGAATGGCTTATGCAACCGTATGAAGCAGTACATGACTTTGATGACGACATTGTGTTATTGGACGCTATTGCCGAAACTGTCGCATCTATGGATGCGACTGACCAGCAGATGATATACTTGATATACTATGAAAGAAAAACTTTTCAACAGGCAGCGAAAGCGGTTGGTATATCCGCTAAATCGCACGCATGGCGTAAAACCCGTAGCGCAGTAAACAAACTAGAAATATTATTAAAACAAAATCCAGCAATCATGGAAATATTAAACAAAAAATATGGTATAACAGGAGACACAAATGAAAAAAACGTTTAACACATTTAACAAAGCGGCTGATAACGCTTTAAAAAAACTTAGAACAGAAGCATCCACAACTCTACCAGACCCAAACATGTTCAAACCTATAGAATCATATATCAGTAAATGGATTACTAGTCTACAAAACGGTAACACCAACAACTCTGACATAGAACTAGCAACAATGGTATTAGAACGTGCAGGAGTACAAGCATTACAATGGTTACTAGATAACCATGCACCATACGACCACAACGAAATGGTACAACTGTTATGCCGTAAACAATATGATTACGGACACAACAACATAACAAACTTCGGTACCATTGGGGTAGCAATCCGTATCTGCGACAAAATTGCTCGCATAGACAACCTGAGCAAACGACCAACACCAAACAACGAATCCCTAGTAGATTCATACCTAGACATTGTAGGTTACTCTATGATATCTATAATGTTGGCAGAAGATTCGTTCACATTACCGTTAAAAGGCGAATAGGTTATGGGTGACGAACACGAATACGACCCCGAAGATTTAAACGAACTGATGTACCTATTTCAACCTGACGACATCAACGACATAGATTCCAGATTTACCAGCATAATGGCAGACAACAAAGAAGGTTTCGCCGTAGAGTTTGTCATCTCTGTCCTTGCTGCCAAAGAACTAGTAGAATTATATTTGTTGGCGATTCAAGGGAACCTTGAAGCGAAACAGAAATGTTGGTACGAATATTCTAAAATGATTGCAGAACTAACACAAGCATTAAACGAATACAAAAACTAAGGTTTTTTGCCTTTAAGTTTATCTAACTGGTCTTGAATATCTTCTGTAACATCTCCAGCAACATAACGTCTACGAATAACTTCTGACCGCATTTGTGATTCTTTAACTTCACGCAACGGTATACCAAACCAGTTATACCAACTAGATTTCATACGTTCATTAAGAGTATCTTTTCCGCCAGTAAAACCACCAGTAAGTCTATTGATTTGTGCCATAGGTGGGAAAGCCTGTTCAATAACGTGGGCAACACGTGGGTCCATCATTAAATTTCCTTCTTTGTCATAACTAACAAGTTTGTTACCAAAAGCCCATTCCATAAACTTTGCAATAGGTTTCTCTACAACACCTGTTTGCTGGTCGCCAGACTGTTCAAAAGTACCAACATCAATACCCAATTGTTTGCCTGCCATTAACTCCAAAGGAGTTTTTACAATCGGTGTTGCCATACCTACAATACCCATAGGGGTAGCAACAGATTTTAACTGCTGCATCAAACGAACCTGCGGCAAATCAGGGGTCAATAACATGTTCTGACCAATTCCCCAAGGGTCACGGTCCTGAATCCATTTAGGGACAATCAAATCTGGATTGACAGGAAATTCTTTTTTAAGCCGTTCATATTCATAATATGCTTTAGGTCGGGTAGCAATTTGTGTAAACTGCAACGGAACGTTGCGGGACGTCCAAATCCAAAACGGAACAACACGTTTCATACGCTGGTCCATTTTAGATAAATCGCTATAATCAAAATGAATACGATTAATACGTGCCACAGCCTCATCAAAAGTTAAACCCTTCTCAAACGAATCTATAGCCATAGGTAAACGCACCGCACGTTCAACAGCCATATTTTTTCTGCTATAAAATCTGAGATACCTGTTATCGGTAACATATCTTGCACGCTTACCAACAGGAATAGCAAAATCGTCTGTCACACCATGACCAGTAGCCATAACAACTCTGGTAGACCATTCTGCTTTAGCAATTTCTGCTGGGTCTGTTAAACCAGCCCTGTCAATCCAGTTAGAAAAGTTTTTGCCAGACTTAACACCCCTAATAGATTCCACCTGATATCCAGCCCACTTAAGACCTGTCAAAGTTGCCGAATTGGTTACACCATCAGCATAATTCATAAACGTTGCAGAAAAACCGTTACGAGTAATAAAACCAACACTGGCTGTAACATAACGTTTCCAATATGCGTTTACCGCATCTAAAGCACGTGTATACTTTGACCATCCCGCAGCGTTTTCTAGTTTCTTTATGTTTGGACCCCAAACTTCAAGAACTTCTCTAGGCATCTGTATTCCTAAACCTTCAATTTCTTTCCAACCTTTTTCGGCGGCAGTGTTCATAACCTTGCCACCCATAATACCAGCCTTAGCCATATTAGACCAAATAATGTTTTGATTAATTTCTTCAGACACTTTAGACAAAGCCACTTCGTCAGCGTGTAATAAAGTTGTTACACGGTCATATGCCGCTTTAACATTTGGGTCATCAATTAACAAACTAGTTTTCATAACCTGCTCAACCTGATTAACCCAAGCAGCATTACTTGCACCAGTAGAACCCTTAATAGGTTTTCTTTGAATCAACAAAATCATATCCATAATTTCTTGTGTTAAACCAGCCGCCGTGCCATCAGACCAATTTTTTAGTACAGTTGCTTCATCCAACAACATAGGTAAACGTTCATCATAAAGTAACCGTTGTGTGTTCTGAAGTTCTTCAACACCAAACTGTGCTTCAATTTCTTGTTTGATTTCTCTGTCTATGTTGTTATAACCTGTTTGCAAAAACTCATCAGCCTCAGCAATTTTAGCAACAACTTCTTTACGTGGCACTTCAACGCCATTAACTACAACGTTATCGGCATTACGTAACGCTTCTAACGCTTTAGTTTCAGATTGCTGAACAGATTGTTCAGCAATTGCTTTGTCATAAATGGTTTGTTCTTTAAGAGTTCTTTTAATATCAACACCAGCCTGACGCAACAAATCAGTTTTATCCAGCGCAGACAGATGTGCAGATTCCATAACGTCATCTAAAGAGTTCTTTATAAAATCATTATCTTTAACTAACTGCCAAGGGTCAGTAATTTGACCACCAACAGTCATAACCTTAGCGTCAGCAGGCATTAAAACAGCCCACTCACCGCCCATAGTAAAGTTGTCGCCAAAAATATTTGTTGCAGGGATTAACGCACCTTTAAAACCATATTCTTTACTAGAATCAACCAAATTTTTGTACCACCATTGAGTAACAGTTGAGCCAACAATATCAGAATTATCTGGGCTAATACTATAAGCAATACGTTGTTGCATATCTGCAAACCAATTAAAAAACTGTGCCAATTCACCAGTATCAATATTTTCAACGTCGCCAGCATTTACACTGTTCTTAACTCTGATGTGCATATCATACAAACCTGACAACAGTTCCGCTTTTTCGGGATAAACATTAATAAACTGTGGGTCTAAAACGCCTTTGTTTTCAATCATTTTTGCCACATCTGCTTCATCCAAATATGCGCCTAAACCAACTTCATTCCAAGCCCTGTTAAGGTCATCCGCCCAATATTCTGGGTTAAGCATTTGCATAAACGTTTCAGGTTTACGCAAATCCAACAAATCTTCTGACGGTATAGCATGACCAGCAACAGCGTCATCCATTTGCGCAAAAGTACCAAACTCGTTATCAATAGGTTTGGTAGTAAATAACTGAAACGGTGCAGGTTCGGCACCAGCCGCACCCGCACCAGTGTCAGGTACGAAACCATAAATTAAACCATCACCAGCATAATCAGCAGATTTTTTTACATCATTCAAACGGCGTATGGCTTCCAACTCAACATCATTAGCACGAATTTGGTCATCAATCAACCTAATAGTATCAACATCTGCGGCAGGCATAGCATCACGTTGCTGTTGCAAAAATTGTTGCGTTTGCACACGTGCCGCTTCACGGGCATCAATAGCGTCAGCACCACCAGTAGCACGAACAATACGTTCAGCCAACCATTCAGCACTTTTACCTTGCATATCATTACTAGTTGGATATAATGTTAGATACTCTCTACGTAACTCTTTAAGAGTTATAAATCTTTCGCTAGTACCGTTTACCAAACTTTCACGAAACTGTTCAGTTTCACGAATTAAACTACTCCACACATCATTAAATTCGCCACGACCATCAGCCGTTTTTGTTGCAGCCAGTTCGCCAGCCACACGTAACTGTTCTACAACCATATCTATTTCTCTAATAACCGTAGAAATTTCGTCATCTACAGCAACTTTACGACTCATTTTACCTGCCAAAACATTGACAGCCAACTCACTAGCCGTCTGTAATTCGGCACCGACACCTTCACGGCTAGCAGCCAATGTGGGAATACCACGTTTAATACGTCCAAGCAACTTTGCTTCCGCTTTCATTAAGCCAGCAATTCCAATATCAATGCTACCAACTAATGCTTCATCAGGGATAACATATTTAACTAATCCCTTAGCCACCGTTGGACCAAAGTCCATCATACGGTCATAAAATGCGACACGTTCCATCATTCTAGCATAAGATTGAACACTGGATTCCATGATGCTACGAATATCTTTTTTAAACCAATCCATACCAATAATTCTATTAGAAATTTCGTTAATAGATGCAATATCACCTTTTATAACATCTTCACCTAAAAACTTTTCTGCCACCAACACACCCTTGTCATCAACATAAGCATCTTTTAACCGACGAAAAGAACTAATACCGTTACCAGCCTCTATGTCCCAAGCATTATATTGAAAATTATCAAACCATCCACTAGCAGCACCTTTGGTGCGCATCCACGTTCTAGCATCATCAGTCATAGTGTGAAAAAGATGGTCCTCAACCCAACCCAACTTGTTTACAACAACACCCCATTTTTTACCAAACACCTGTCGTGCTGCATCTACTTCCGCATAAGCCTCATCATCCCACACCCTGAAACCATCAGCAACAGCCTGAACAGTTTCATCACTAGACGTAGCACCAGATGACCGTCTTTCAATAATTTTAGAAACTTCATCAAGTCTTTCATCAGGAATTTCGTTGGCTTTCTGCAATATTTCTTGACCTTTACCCAAATGTGTAGCCGCATACATACCTTTTGCACCACGACCATAATTAGATGCACTATATACACCCAACCCACCTAAATATTTTTCCATCCATTCCGTACCAGTAACCAAACCACGACCAATACCCTGTTCAGATAACTTCTTAATACTACCCCTAGTAAACCCTGATGATAGTTTAAGGGTACTAGGATGACGGTACAAAAAATCGCCAACTCTTTGTCCAGCGTCACCAAAACTATAACGCCACGCTTGAGCCATAGCACTAGTGTTTGGAACTTCAAACCCCATATACTTTATACCAACAAAAATGTTTTCCGCTTTACGAATATGTGCAGGAATAGCAGGCGCACCATAACGTGCAATATCATCCATAACAGGCAACAACTCAGGATATTTTTTTGTAAGCAAACCCATCTTAACAGACAAAGCAATTTTTGCTGCCTTAGAAGCCTGACTAGCAGGCAACGTCACATACGTAAGCGGGTCCACAACAGTATTAGCAACAAAGTTTACTACAGCAGCCTTCTTGCCTGTATAACCCGTTTCTTTTGCATAATTATATTTAGGGTCTTTAGCGTTAGCAACAAAATCCTGCCAACTTGCATCAATATTTCTAGTTTTACCATCAACAGTAACACGGTCATTTTGAATGTCACCACCAGTAACAGCACGCACACCAGTTACTATACCTTCTTGAAGTTCTAACGCACCGCTAAGTGCGGTACGTCTTACAGGTTCTAAAGGGTCAGACTTTATAACATCCATAACACCTTCACCAGCAGCATAAGTAAGAGTACTACCTAAACCTCTAAGAACACCACCGCCAACACTCTTGGGTGTTCTTCCTGTCTTTGCTAAATCTTTCAAACTATCAACAATACCAGCACTGTTGCCCATAGGCAACAACTTAGACAACTGTGCGGCTTTGGCTACGGCTTTGGTAAGTTTGTTTTGTTCCTGCCCTAAAGTGCTTTTACCATCACCCTTAGTGGTTTTATTAACAATAGTAGTAACACCATTAGCGTCAGTATATGTGGTATTACCGTCGGAGTCTACCCCATATCCATAATCAATGGACTGCTTTTTTACAAAAGGCGAACGTCTAATAACCATAATAAAATTGTGTCTACTTTCTAACTATATAATACTTGTACCCTAATAACCTCTAACCTGTTCACGTGACGCAATTCCTGCCGCTTTAGCAGCGGCTTCTTCCGCAGCCTTTTTCTTTGCTATTTCGGCTTCTTGTTTTGCTTTTAATGCTGCAATTTCTTCGTTTGTCTGTGCGGGACGATTATATGCTGCTTCCTTAGATGCGTAATCAGCGTCAATTGGACGCCCTGACGGTGCTACAGATACTACAGGTGCTACAGATACTGCAGGTGGTTTTGTCCCATATTGTGCCAACGTTTGCGCACGCATAGCAGTAGCCCTATCCTGTGCTTCCTGTTCTCTAGCATAAACATTTTCTTCAGCACCAGCACGCTGCATAGCAATATCGCCCAAACGCTTATTTAACTCCGATTTCATACCAGCACCAATTTCAGGTTCACGACCAGCCAACCCCTGCAAGGCTGACTGTGTTGCACCCCGACTAGCGTTTTTAACTGCCGAATCAAAGTTTTGTTGCCCAACATTCAACTGACCTGCAGCCCACTTAGCCAAATCGCTAGTTGAAGTAGCGGTTGCTTGCGCTAATGCGCTAATAGCATCCACTTCACCAGTTCCAGCACCTTGCGCTTTCAATGATGCTAACAAAGGATTTGTTGGCGCATTAAAAGTACTAAATGGAACATCTTTATACGCCACACTATCAGCAAACGTTTCCAAAAATTCTGTCCCAGCACTAGCAACATTACCACGTGCTTTAGCAAAATTTTTGGACAACAAATCTATTTGTGTAGCAAAATCATCTTCAGCCGCTTGCCCCATAGGGTCATAAAGTTTTTTGATTCGGGCTAAAGCAGCAAACGTATTTGTACCAATAGCACTTTCCAAAACTTTAGCGGCGGCTTCGCCGCCTTCAATTCCACGAATCCTAGCAATTTCTGCTAAAGCATTTTGACGGTTTTCTGCTTCAATTTTTGCAATATTTTGGCGGTTTTCCGAATCTATCTGAAACTGGTTTTGACGGAACTCTTGTTCCAATTTAAATTTTGTGTCACGTTTTTCTTTGTTTATTTCATCTATACGTGTTTGAGCAAACCTTGCTGCGGCACTACCTGCCGCTGCTTGACTTAAAGCAAGTTGTGCTGCACGATATTTATCTTCACGAAGATTTTCGGCTGCAATAGTTTTATCATTATAATCTCGTACCAACTTTGCCGCTGCTTCGTCTGCGGCAGTACGTGCTGCAGCCACACCAGCGTTAATGCTGGCATCAATTCCTGCCGTTTGCGCAGTCCACCACGCCGCACTTGGTTGTTCACCATTAGTTTCAAAATACTGTTTTGCTTGGTCGTTAATAGCAGCAACTTTTTTGGCTATTTCTGCATCAGTTAATGGTTTTGCTGCCACAGGTTTTGGAACATTAGGTATTACTGGTGTTGGTTTAGGTTGCGGTTTCTGTGTTGTCGGCGCACCACCAGTACCCGTAGGCACAGGCTTAGGTGTTGTACTTGGCACCACAGACCATTGACCATTAACAAATGTAAACGCCATAATATTCTCCTAATAGGCTGCGTACTGTTTTAAAGCAGTAGCAGAACTTATAATGTTTTGTTGTTTCTGTAAACGCAACTGTGCTAAATAATCTTCCAAATCTGCCTGACTATTCGCTTCATTCATAGCGATAGTATTTTGTTCATCTTGTAATGTTTGTGTTTCATCACCAACAGCACGTTGCATATCTGCCGCATAACGTTCCAAACCTTGACGTTGAATACCGCTAGCCACATTACCGCTAGCCAAACCACGCTGACCATAACTAGCCATCTTAGGGCGGAAACCTTCAGTGAGTTTACGTGTCAAATCTGCAATACTACGTGTACCACGTTGCTGCCCAAGAAAAGCAGCCTGCTGGTTTGCTATACTGTATTGACTGCGACGTTTACGTGCAGTTGCTTCAGCCATCCCAAAGTCGCCAGAATATGCGTCTGTCAATGCCATAATGTTATCCTAGTTTCTTAGTCTTTAATAAATCTATTTCTTTTTGCATACGTTCCAACTCTATTTGTACGGATACAAAAATGTTTTGTAAAACATTTTTATCTGCCGTTGTTAGCAGAGACAAAGACGAAATGGTTAAAGCCATTAGCCGAACACCTGTGAACTTAACACAACTTGGTCGCTGTCATGTCCGCTAGCAGCAAGAGTAATACGTCCAGCAGAATCAACCGTAATGTTTGCTGACGTATATACGCCAGCAGTAACAGCAGTAGCCGCCAACAAACCAGCAGTAATAGCACCAGCGTCAATGTTTGTTCCAGCAGCAAGTGCTTCAGCAAACGTTTTAACAGCCGTAAAGTTTGCATTAACTTCCGTTGCTATAGCCGCTGTTCCGTTTACGAAACTATTTGGAATACTAAGTGTACTCATTGTTATCCTTTAATCTGTCTAGTTTGATATTTGTATCCAATACTGTTAAGTCCCCATGTTTGTCCCAAAGGACCAGTAAATTCAAGTTGTACTGTTTGTGCTAAACCTAAATTGTTTCCAGTAATAAGCAAAGAACTAACTTCACCACTGGACCATAAAACACCCCAAACGTCTGTACCCCAAATTAAACCACCCGCATCAGGTGTTTGTGTTAAATCAAAAGTTCTACGTTCATTACCGTCCGCTTCATCAAAATCGTGATAAACTTTTACACCAATAGTTTGTGTAGCACTACTTTGTTTGATAACAAACTCAGGACGCCGAAACATCTTTTTTTGACTATATGAACCAGCATCAAACCATTTTGTACGATAATAACTAACAAAAGAATTTTCAACCGTAGCAATATTATCCAACTCTTGACTATACATATCCACCTGCAACACCCTTGCTAGGGTTGGGTGACACAAGAAACGGTACTCAGTACCAGCATCATCACGCCAATTACAGCCAGCAAACAAACCTTTGCTATCAGAACTAACAAACCGCATCCAAGCACCATCAGCACCAACCGTAGGGTCATAAACAAAATTTACTGTAGGATGAGCCACAGAACCAGATTCCGAATAAGGTGCAGAAACCCACAACCTTTGACCAACCCAACTTAAACGAAACTTATCCGAACCCAAAGAATCAACAAAACCCAAATCTATAATAGGACGCAAATTTTTGAACACATCAACAATAGTAGAACCATTATAATAAAACACACCTTCAGGATACGAATTAAAATACACACCCTTGTCTGTAACAGCAACATTGTAGAAAGAATCAACACCCAAACTAGGTGACACTTCAACAACCTGAAAATTTGTAGAATCATAACCAAACAAAGCATACACACTATTAGGTTTAAAAATGATTAACTGACCAGCAACAACAGCCAAAGCGGTAATCCCATTACCGCCACCATTAATTTCAATATAATCATCCTCATCCCAATTCTCAGGAGAGTTCTCCAAAGACCAATAAATTCTATTAGGATACTTTGTGCCAGCAATATCAACATTAGCGGCAAACAACTTACTTGCATGAACATGCAACAATTCTGCTGTAGGCATCTTACGTTCAAGACTAGTTGGGGTTGTCTGCCAAGCAGTAGGTGCAGAACCACTCGCTGTCAATGCTGTAGCATACGTATCACCAGTTTCCCACACATAACCACCAGAACCAGTAGCACCAGTACCAATATACAGTTTTTTGCCCCATTGGGCAAAACTAGGACCATTAGTATTAGTAGTAGCAATAGGTGTAGAAACACCATAATTTAAAACAGTAAAATTACTGCCACTAGAATGATACACAGTAGTAGCAGTAGACAACATCAATCTAGCGTTCGCACCATAAAATGGAAACAAACGTTTCGGTGCCCATGTACCAGAAACCGCTGTTGCATTAATTTCACGCATAGCACCACGACTAAAAATGCCACCCCTAGGGTCAATTTCAACATTAGACATATCTGGTGATTCGTTATCAGCCAACTGAAACTGGTCGGCACGATAGTTTAGCCCACCAGTAAAATCTTTTAATTCACGAACCCGAACTTTAGCCATTAGTTAAGTTTCAAATCCTGCCCCATACGGCGCATCCAATCCTGAAAAGATGGACGCCCAGATGTTTGACCCTGAGATAAACGCAAATGTGCATGACTAGTAGGTTTCATAATGTTATTTTTAGCCAAAACAACACCTTCGTCAAAAGCCTTCTTATAATCATTAGCCATAGCCGTATCTTCAAGACGTTGATAAACACGGCTGCAAGCATAATAAACTAACGGAAAATGCAACGACGCAGCAGCATCAACAATACCACCAGTAGTAACCCAATCAATAGGTTCACGATATGCACGAACATTCAAAACACGAACATTATCAGGCTTAGGATACAAATGAATTTTGCCTTCCCAAACAGCATAAAACAATGGGCTACTAGACGTATCGTAAGAACCAATATAAGTACTTTCACCCTCGTCAATACCAACCATATCTAAACGCAAACCAACCCCACTAGGGTCTATAATAGAAATAACTTGACTAATCGGGTCAGCAGTAAAAGAACTAATCGTATAAGCACGCTGGTCAGCGACAGTGTTAAACGTGAAAGATGTCTCTAAAAAAGCCCAACGTTTCTCTAAATCTAGGATACGATAGTATCCGTCACGAACATAAAGATTCAATAAAGAATCTGGTAGGTCCTCTGTATCTAGGTCAGTAATGTCCCGAATGGTTTGACGCAACGTAGTTGCTGTCATTGTAGCATAAGCCATAGTTGGTCCTATTCCTCAGATTCAAGTTGTTCAGCCAATTTTGCTAAATTTATAGCCTGTTTAAGATGCCCTGAACATAGTTCTTCGCCACGTACACGGTTTGCACCGCACGTGTCGTCGTTGCCCATACATTTGCTGCCACGACCAACGTATTCACCGTAACTTTGGCTTGCAGGGACGGCATCCGCTATGGCGGATACCCTGTAATGCGTTAATGGCACACCATATAGCATATCTGTAGGGATTTTGTTGTTCATCATAATAAGCGTATACGTTCCTTTGATTAATCTTGCAGTTGTTCTTTAAATGAATTATATACACTAGTTGGACCTCTGTCAAGTTTTGCCAACTTTTTTAACATATACTGTAAGTATGCACCGCCACTCATTTCAACTGCATCCATAGCCATTAAAGGTGGCGCAACTCTTTTTGCCCAATATCCTAAAGTTTTAGCATCATTCCAAGAAACCTTGCGGTTACGAACAATGTTTTCTACAGCGTTTGGACCATAATCTTCTAAGGTACTAGTGGATTGACCAATTCTATCTTTAGCACGGACAATACCATAATTGCCACCATTATATTTTATAAGTTCGGTAACATTTTTGGCAACATTTTCTTTACCAAACCGTGCCAACGCACCAAAATTTATGTCATTAAAAGGACCAAAACCCGCCTTTTTAGTTACAAAGTTTTTTGTTGATTTCTCATACGCAAGTTGTTCTGGTGTAGGCGGTTCAGGTTGTGGAACATCAGACCTAGAAAGTATTCTACGATTATAACGGGATGCACGTGGCATAACCATTACTTCTTCTTAGATGCTTTAGAAGCCTTTTTTGCTTTCAATTCTTTTGCTACTTTGGCTTGTTGTGCGGCTATACGAACATTTAACTGTTCCGTAGTTTCACCACGCACACCACTACGCACTGGTTCACCCTTAATGTCGCCCATGCCTGCATAAGTTTTTTTCTGAGATTTTGCGGTATCATCAGCAAAACGTGACTTTTCAACAATACGAACACTTTTCAATTCTTCTTCAGTGTAAGGTTTTTTGCTACTATGAAGTTCAACATCTTTTCTAGATTGTCTAGCCGCTTTTGCAGCATTAGCCCGTTGTTGCGCTTGTAGCCGTAAACCAGACTCAGATTCCACAAACGGTTTATATTCACGGGGTCCACGTTCCTTACCAGTACCACGTTCAGCCAAACGTGCCTTGCTGGCTTTTGCGGCAGCAGCGGCTTCCGCAGCATCACTAACAGATTTGTCAGCCAAAATTTGGGCACGATTACGAGTATCCAAAACTTTGTTACCAATTTTTTGCTGCTTAGATGACTGACGGAAAAACAAACGACCAGCCTCAGTGTCCATTTCCTGTGGAGTTAATTTACCAAGATTTTTCATCCTATCAGCAAAATTTTCTTTCATAACAGGCAAATTACGTCCTGATTCTTCTTTTACTTCTGCTTTAATGCTGGCATACATAGATTTCATTTCACTTTTATCCAACTTATAGCCATCATCAGTCAAACTTTTTAGCCGTGACTCAAACAACTTTTCTACTCTAGCATCAAACGAACCACCCTGATTGCTAATTAGACGTTCTTTTTGTTCAATAGCGTTCAAAGATTTTTCAGTCTTTTTCATAAGAAGCGGTGTGCCGCTTTCACGTTGAGTTTTTGGGCTATAACGTTCATCAATAATTTGTTTTTCTTTATCTTTAAATGCAGCACGATTTTTTGCTTTCCGTTCCGCTTTAGCAGCAGCACGTTCAGCAGGAGTGCCACCTTGTACAGCACGTTTTTCGGCATCTTTAATCTGGTTCGCTACACGATTCGCAGCCTTCTGTTCAGCCCTAGTGAGTACCTTTGGTGCCGCAACTGCTGTCTTTGCTGCCTGAGCCACACTAGTTTTAGGCGCAACCACCTTTGGTGGTTTCGCTTGACCTTTAACTGTTTTTATAGCCTTTTTAATGGCGGAGACAGCAGGGGAAACAGCACCAGCAGCATCATCAACTAAGTTACGTACCGCTTTTTGCGGTCTGCCAGATTCTAACGCTTTTACCGCTAGGGCAACAAGTTCTTCAAACGTTTTTTCCTTAGCCATTATTTTCTATTTTCTTTTAACTTTAGGGCTTTTAACAAATTTATCAACAACAGTTTTATCCATTTTTCTTGCGGCTATATCATATTCTGGATAATTTAAAGGTTTAGCAAGTTTTTCTTCAGCACGTTTAGCCCTACGAAATTGTTCGGCACGTTTAGATTGTGCTGTCAATTCTTTAGCAGAACCTTTACCGTAAATTTGGTCAAACTTGCGTTTAGGCATTGCCTGATTCTTAGGAAACATTGTACCTCTGGTATTTGGTTTTTGTTTTCCTACCAGTTTTTTAATAATATTCATTAAATCATCACCGACAGGTGGAATTTTGATGTCAGGTTTCTTAGCCATTATTTTTTGTCCTTTTTCTTGTTACGGTTTGCTTTGGATGGTGATTTGCTGGTTGCTTTAGCGGCTTCTACAATGTTTCCACCATATTTTTCATCCAACTTTTGTGCCCAATCAGCCTTGTTTTTGGCTTTGCGTGCTTCACGTTCAGTTCGTTTTACTGCATTGTATTCTTCACGTTTGACAGCCCATGCGGCTTTATTTTCTAGCGACTTTGCATCTTTAGCGGCTGCTGTTTGTTCTGGTGTAAGTTTAGGTTTAGAACCACGACCACTCTTAGGTGGATTCTTGGGAACCCTAGGTGTTGGTGGAGTTTTTCCAGCCTTAATAAATTGGTCATATAGTTTTAATGTTGCATATTCTTCAGCGTCAAGTGTGTCTGGACCATTTTTGGTTGCATATCTATTCAATGCTGGACCATTTTTCCAAACTTCAGCCGTTGTAGGCTGCATACCTGCCACAAATTCTTCTTCCGCATTAACCGCTCTACCTACGTCACGACCACTCTTAGGTGGATTCTTAGGCATCTTAGGTTTAGGTGGTTTTGACCCGCCTTTTACAGCCTTGGTAATAGTTTCAACCAAACCTTTACCAGCACCAGCAACATCATCTGCTACATCACCAATTTTAGTCCTATTAGCCTTTAATTGTTTCATTGCCGCAGCCAGAACATCATCTGGGTTAAATGGTAACTTCGGCATGATACTCCTATAAAAACAATAAGGTAGGGGGCTTTTT